CTCTTGGAATACTGCAATGAAGTTTGAAAACCCATGGGATATAATTACTCCTCCAGGGTGGTCTGTTTTAATAATGCAACCATGGTGGCATAGGAATTGGGAAATAGAGATAATGCCTAGCGTTGTTGAAACTGACTCTTATCATCAAATGAATATTCCATTTTTATATCATGGGCAAGGTGAAAAAACATTTAGACAAGGGATGCCTCTCATACAAGTAATACCTTATAAACGAAGTGCTTGGGACTTAGAAGAGTTTAATACAAGAGTTAGAGACAAAGACGAACAGCTTTACTATAATAAGTCTAGAGCAGCCGAAAGAACTAAACAGAATGGTTGGTATCGTTGGTTAACTCAACAAAACAAACGTATCTGGAAAAAGGAAGGAATAATCGATGAATAAATGCCCAGTACCAAAAGGATTTAAAATTCCTCAATTAACTGATATATGGTCACAAAAACTAAATACAATACATAAGACAATGCCTAGAGTTGCATTTACATTACCCAGACCTAATCTTGAATGGGGTCAGAAAGAAAATGAAGAAGCTTCTTCCTATCACCCACCAATTAATTTTAGAAATCCACAAAAGTTTATTAAAGCACCTAATGGTTGTGTATCTACACAGTTTATGAGGAATAGGATGTATGAATGTTATTTTCCTTTTTCACAAGTAAAGATTGCTTTAGATAGGAATAAGTTTTCAGATGAGAATGATAGGTTCAATGGTTGGACTTACAAAGCTAATTACTTTGGAGTTGTTAAACATCATGGTCCATTTACAGACGCAATCATGGAAGAGAAAGAAGCGTGGGGTACACCAGGTGTTCCTGTTATGCAGATAGCAATGCCTATCATGCTATTCACAGACGACCCCGAAGTATGGATGGATGTAATACCTTCTGATAGAAATACTGGCAAGAATTTACCTATATCTACTATCCCTGGTTTTATGCCAATATATGGATGGTCACGTGGTTTATCTTGGGCATTTGAATGGACTGACTTAAATAACTTAGAGTGCATACTAGACGAAGATACGGTTATGTATAACCTATTATTTAGTAAGCCAGTAAAAATAGAATATGTAGAATGGAATGAAACATTCAGCAAAGCATGGAATCAAATAAGCCAATCTTCTGTTAATAGAAGAAACACTAATATGTTATATCCTGATGCTGTAGAAAGAAGACCAAAGAAACTTATGCCTAAAAAGGAATCATGGATAAAGAAGTTTTTTTAATTGATAAAGTATTTGAAGACGTTGTATTTGATACTCTAGTATCTGTATCTAAATCAGTTATCAAAACATCAGGTTGGGATGATGACTTTGGTAGATACGGTATAGCTACACCTGATGGACCAAAAGGAAGTTTCCTTATCTCATACCATGAAAGGTTAGTTCCACTAGCTAGAGATATATTTAAATCAGATACTCTACTTCCTACGTATGCACTGCTTGTGCATTATGAATCAGATAAAGCAGATTTACTAAAACATAAAGATTCTAACGCTTGTACGTACACTATAGATATTTGTTTATACCAGAACACACCTTGGCCTTTATGGATAGAGGGTAAGCCATACACACTTAAAGAAAATCAAGCTGTAGGATTTTACGGCGAAGAACAACTACATTGGAGGGAGCAATTTCCTAATCCTGAAACAAATGAAGTTGGTATGTTGTTTTTACATTTTGTAGAACCTGACCACTGGTGGTTTAATGAAAACAATTAAAACAAACACTATAACTTTTAAAACTCCACATCAAGGATTAATAGATGTAGCACCACCTGTGCCTGCTGCACAAATGATACCTGAATGGTTTCAGAAATTATCTATGGATATCCAAATGCCACACAAAAAACCATTGCCTCTTATAGGTAACCTAGTTAAAAAATTTAGTAATCATACAATAAAGAAGTGTCCTGCTGTTGTTGATTACTTTGCAGAAGGATACATAATACCTATGTGGTCAGATATATTAGTTCAAAGATATGGAGATGAATTTCACTATGAAACAAACCTTAACAGTGAATTTAATCCTATAGAGTTTCATGACACAATGCAATTTGAAACGTATCCATTTAAAAAGAATGACTATAGAAGGGGTGTTAAGTTTACTAGTCCTTGGTTCTTCTACACTCCACCAGGTTGGTCAACATTATTCATAAAACCACAATTACACCCACAAAATGATTTCACATTAATACCAGGAATAGTTGAAACAGATTCATTTCATCAAGTAAACTTTCCATCTATATGGCATGCTGAAGGAGATAGGATATTAAAAAGAGGATATCCCTTCCTACATGTTATACCATTTAAGAGAGTCAAGCACAAAATTAATTTAGAATACTTTAAAGAGCAAGACCATAAAGATAGTGATGGTGAATCTTTTAGACTACGTAGTAAATTTACTGGTGGCTATAGAGACATAACCAGAAAAACCAGGAGATAAGTTAATATAGTTATATGAAAGTATGGATTGACCAAGATTTATGCACAGGTGATGGACTGTGTGCTGAAATATGTCCTGAAGTATTTGTAATGGAAAATGATGGATTAGCTTATGTGAAAGAGGAAGATAAAGTATTTTATGCTAAGTATGGTAACGAACAAGGTGCAGAAGGACAAGCTTTAGTTCCTCTTGGTAAAGAAGACTTGGTTACTGAAGCGGCAGAAGAATGCCCTGGAGAATGTATTTTCATAGTACCATAGAGTATGGTTAATAATTACAGCTTAGAGTGGGAGTTGCTCCAGAGAAGTAAAGTAACTAACCGCTCTCCAAAAAGCAATACAACTGAATATAAAATGCATTTGTATAATTTTGATGAATGTGAATGTGGTTGCTTAAACCCTAAAGAAATCTAAATAAACATTTCTATCTACAACATTCATTAAATATTCTGCCTTCTCTTCACCTACCGATTGTTCTATTGTTAATCGTTTTCCAAGCTCTCCAACTATATCTTCACTATAAAGGTGTCCTATTACAGGTTCATTAATATTGGGGTACAATAATTTAAAATCGTTATTTAATAGATTAATTGTCTGCAATGGTTCCTCAGACCAAAATACAGACTGTTTATGTAACCCACTATAAGCACCCCATTCTTTACTACTGAAGGCAAAATTTGCACAGAACTTTGTATCTATAAAATCTACATCGTTAGTAGGTTTCACTAAAGTCCAATTCGTTGTCCAGTCATTCCAAATATTTTTGTTTGTATATTGAGGTAGTAAAAAACCATGTTGCTCTGGTATACGTATATTGTTTATATATTTATATGGCGTTGCATAGCCAGTGAGAATAGTTTTATTTGAAGTTTCTTTTAATAGATTTATTAATGTAGTATCCCAATTTTCTGCAAACCAAGTATGTGCATCTATCTGTAATATGTAATCTTCATCAGAATACATATCATCTACAAGACCTCTTGCTTTTCCTACTCCAATAAATTCTTCGCTATATGTTGTTATTCTTAATTTAAAGTACGAATACTTGCATAGCTCAGATACGTAATCTTCTAATTCTTCTTTAGCAACATTGTTTTTGTAATTTAAAAATATACCAAATACTAATCTATCTGGTTCTTCTGCTGAATGAACAGCATTATATATAGTATGTTTAAGTTCTGAATCGTCTAATGATGCTATCTTAACGAAAATCTTTTGGGACATAATACTCTTGCGTTTCACCACTAATGATTTTTACACGTGCATAATTCTGATAGTTGATAATCTTATCTCTATTCTTGGGGTTATCTAGAAACAAATCTATATTTGCATCTTTAACTTTGAGAAACTCATCCATGTCGTCAATATAAAATTCTATATTGTCTCTTGATTGCCTAGCTGGATATGGTTCAGAAGTGCCCATATACAAGTGCGTAATTATAGGTTCTTTGAAAGATGGAAAAACAAAAGAGAAACCAGCATCAAATAAGTTAATACTCCAAGGAATTTCTTCGTCTTCAAATAAGACCCAATCAGGTAAGTGTTCACAAATATCGTACCTAGTAAAGCTAAAATTTCCACTGAATTTAACGTTTGGTATAAGCTCATCTGTATCTGGATTTTCTTTTGTTATTACGAATGTTGGTAGTCTATCATGCCATTTAAACTTAGCCTTCTTTTGGTCTTCATCGTCTGGATTGTACTCAACATAATATTGATATCTAATATTACGCATATGAGGTTCACTGTGCCACCATCTTTCTTGATGGGGACCAAGGACATAATATCCTGCATATCCATGGAGTATTGGTTTCTGTATACCCTTATCTTCTGCTTCTATATATCTACTAATTAATTTAGTATCCCAATGATTACCAAATTTAGTATGACCATCAATTAATAATGCATAAGGTTCGCTTCCTCTTAACTCATAAGCTCGTTTCCTTCCTTTAGCAAGACCAATAAGTTCCCAGAAATTGTTTTCTTTATATTCAGTAAGTCGGTATTTAATATTGTATTGAGGATTACTCTTTACCCAATTAACAAATTGGTCTTTTATATGTTCATCCATCCACTGAAAGTCAATTCCAAAGTTTATATTTTGTGGGAGTGTAGCTGTTTTATATGCATCAATTATTGTTGGTATTACTTCGCTATCATGAAAGCAAGCGAAATAAACAAAAATTGTTTTCTTCATGATATCATTTTAACATGGAAGATAAATTAAATAATTTCCCTGAAGGAACGAAACGAAAAGACGTTATAGAGGAATTAATAGACAACGATGATATAAGAGAAGTCGTGTTAAAACAATTCAACTATATGAGAATAAATGGAATTAATCTAGTACAAGACGCAGATGATTTAGTAAACCTTTATTTAAAGATTGCTAAAAAGTTTCCAGAATAGTTAAAAAAAAACGTTTCTAAATACACAACATTTTCAATTCTTTTGATATAATTTGCTCATAATCTATATGGAGGAATAATGGCTGAGGAACAACGCCAACTTTCTAATGAAGAAGTGGTTAATATTATCAACCAATTACAGTCCCAAGTTAAAACACAGGGATTAGTTATAAAAGACTTAGGTGATAAAGTTGCTGCTAAAGAACTTGAGAACTCTAATTTAAGAGCTGTTCTTACACAGATGCAAAGTTCTCAACAGAAAGCTGATGATGCACCAATGGAGGAAGAATAATGAGTGTTGGGCTTAATGAATTTGCTAAGCAAAATAAATCTAAGCCTGGATACAGAGCGTGGAGAGAAAAAAGTCCAGAGAATGCTGAAGCATGGAGTGAAGCTATAAAAGGTTTCGAGTCTGGTCTTGAAATAAGTGTAATAGTTAAGTGGTTAAAAAAAGAACATAACTGCCCACTGTCTTATCACACAATAAGAACTCAACTAAATGATAATAAATAATGAGTTCATTAAAAGAGTTTGCAAAGTCTGAACGTAAGTTTCAGAATGCAAAAAGAAACAGGGTTGAACATCCCAAAGGTTGGGAACCAGGATTAGATACATCTAAAAAAGAAATTGTATCAAAGCCTATGTCTAAGGCCATGAATCCTAAAGACCACAAGTGGGATAAGTATTTAGAAGAACTAGGTTTTAATCCAGAAGAGTTTGAGATAATAGAACCTTTTGAGATTAGAAGCTGGAATGCAAACACACCAGATGGAAAAGATACTTTCTATTATTACAAAGCCAAAATTATATCCAAGAAACTACTCAATGAGAAAGACTTTGATTACCAAGCTTTGTTAAAAGAAATTAAAACAGCCAAGCCTAAAGCTCAAACAACTACAGGAGAATCTAGCTTCGTTGTCTGTCTTTCTGACTGGCAAATGGGAAAACGTGATGGAGATGGAACAGAAGGCATAGTTAAAAGAGTTATGCAAATGATTCCAGATACTACTGAAAGAATCAAAGAATTAAGAAAGCAAGGAGTTGACCTAAGTAATCTTTACGTATTTGGATTAGGTGATATAGTCGAAGGGTGTGAGGGCCATTACGACATGCAAACCTTTTCAGTCGAATACGACCTACGTCGCCAAAAAATGATAGCGAGAAGACTATTAGTTAAAGCTATAAAAGAATGGGCACCATTGTTTAATAATGTAGTTGTTGCTTGCATTCCTGGAAACCATGGTGAGAACAGAAATCAAAAAGGCAAAAGCTTTACAACATTTGGTGACAATTATGATTTAAGCATCTTTGATGAAGCTGCCGAAATATTTGCAGAGAATGATAAGTTTAAACATGTGAACTTTGTAATTCCAGAAAATGATTTATGGTTAACACTTGATATCTCTGGAACTATTGTAGGTCTAGCTCATGGTCATCAGTTTCGTACTGGTGGAAGATATTCTCATCAGAAAGCAGTAAATTGGTTATCAGGTCAAGCATTCGGAATGACTGATATGGGTGATGCAGATATATTAATATCAGGTCACTTTCACCATTTATTTGTTGTAAACGAAGGTAAGAGAACTCTTATGCAATGTCCTTCAGTAGACGGTGGTTCAGACTGGTTTGAAAATATTACTGGCAAAACTTCGTATGCTGGTACTCTAACTTTTTCTATTACACCAGGAAAACCTCAATTACCATGGGACAATCTTAGAGTACTCTAATACCACTAGGCAGTTGAATTAACACTAAAATTACTATTATGAAATTAGATGTAGTTAGATTTCAATTCGGCAAAGATGCCACCAATTCCCTTTTATTTATTAATGGCGAATTTGAATGCTATGGATTGGAAGACGAATATAGAGACGTAAAGGTTATGCATGAAACCTGTATTCCAGAGGGAGAGTACGAAATAAAGTTTAGAACAGTAGGTGGATTTCACACAAGATATGCTGCACGATATGGTTCCTTTCATAAAGGAATGCTCGAGTTACAAGATGTCCCTGGTTTTCAGTACATCCTTATCCACTCTGGCAACACCGATGAGCATACCAGTGGTTGCTACATTGTAGGCGAAACCCAGCAAGACTTAGATAAAGGCAAAGATGGTTTCGTAGGTTCTAGTGGTACTGCATATAAAAAGCTCTACCCTAAAGTAGCCAATGAACTTGAAAAAGGTAATAAGGTTACAATCAAATACACACACATTAAAGATTTACTTTCTTCCCCAGAAAAGATTGAAGAACTCAATCTTAAAGTGTCTGAACTAAATGGTGAATTAATCACTATGAAAGCAGCCAAAAAGGGAAGATTTATAAGATAGCATAGGAGATAATGACTATGGCAAAATCCAAAAAAGTAGACCCAAAAGTCTATATGAAAAATGCAGCAATAAGAGCTGGACGTACATTCGTTCAAGCTTTTGTAGCTGTTCTAATAGCTAATCAAGCAGGAATGTTTGAAGCAGACGTGATTATGGCAGCACTTGTAGCAGGAGCTTCCGCAGTTGTATCAGTGG